CGCGACGATCATTATCGCTATGTACGTAATCCTATGGATGAATATTGGAGTAATTTTGATTCTAGCAAGTGGTGTATACAATTAGATGATATAGCTTTTAAAAATCCAGCTAAATCAACTGATATTGATTCAACATTACAGGATTTGCTAAATGTTGTTAATAACGTGCCTTATGTTCCACCACAAGCAGCCCTTGAGGATAAAGGCAGGACACCAGTAATGGCTAAATTAGTCATTGCAACTACAAACTGTGTCTCTTTAAATGCGCAAGAATATTTTTGGTGTCCACTTGCAGTAAGGAGGCGGTTGCCATTTGTGGTAACTGTGAAACCTAAAAAAGAATTCTTACATTCTAATCAAACTTTTATTGATCCATCTAAACTAACGTGTGAGGATGGCAAATTCCCAGATTTCTGGGAAATTTTGGTTTCAACGATTAAACCCACCTTTCAGAGTGGTAGAGAGCATGCTTCTCTTGAAGAAGTCGCTCGTTTTTCTGATATTAATAAATTTTTACAATTTTTTGGTAAGGCATGTTTATTGCATGAACAGAACCAGAAGAAAGCTATGTCTAAGGACAATGATATGCTTAATGTAGAAATTTGTAAGAAGTGCTTAGCTCCTTTGCCACACAATGAGTGTATTGAACTTCAATTTGGAGATACTCAATTATCACTTATTCACAATGTTTATAATTTAAACATTTTTACACGATTTTTCGTTTGGTTGATAGATTGTGTAATTGAATATAAGAAGATGATGTTTATCATGGATCTTATGGCTCGTTATAGAGTCACTAAATATGTGGCATGTAGTATCATGAATAATATAACCAATCAAGAATTGAGTGTTCAATTCTTTGGACGGTTTGGAGAACGTATGCAGCACCCACAAATAAAGCGTTTGCTTTTTTGTGGAACCTTATTAACTGGTGCTTTAACTATGTTCTATTTTTATAATAAAAATTCTAAAGTTGAAGAGCCTAAACAGGAAGAAAAGTCTGTTGAAGAAGAAGTTGAAATCCAAGGCAACACCTATGGAACAACTGAAGATCAGTTATTAAAGGAGGAACAAAATAATGTTTGGTATAATCCAACCGTAGAATTAACAACATTTGATGTTCCAAAAGCTTCATCAAGTTTAGCAGGAGCTACGCCTGATGAAGTGCGTGATTTGTTTGATAGAAATTGCGTTTTACTTAAAATTAAAGTAAATGGTGAAAATATCACACGTACAATGCGTGGTGTCTTTGTCAAAGGTCATATGTGTTTAACTAATGGTCATGCTTTTAAAGAACATGGTGAACAGTTTACTGTCACTATCTATCAAAAGAGTGCTTTAAGTACTCTATCATCAAATCTTAGTATGCAAATTTCGCGTAAAGATATTTCTTTCAGTAAAAATAATGATGTTTGCATTTTTGAAGTTTCAAGTTTACCACCTTTTAAAGATATTTCCAAATTTTGGAATAATAAGGAAATTTTTCCTTCAAGTGGTATTGAATTAACTCGAGAAATTGATGGCACAATGACTAAGCATAATTTATATGCATTGAAATATATGCCAAATATGCCAGTCCCTGAAATGAATAATCAGTATGATATTTTCTTTGGGGTTTCTTCAGATAAAACTGAAGTGGGACATTGTGGTTCATTATGTATCGCAATTACCCCCCGTGGACCAATAGTTTTTGGTATTCATTTTTTAGGCAAGGATAATTCTATTGGCGTCCTTAAAGTTGATTTACATGAAATTAATGTTTTATTACAAAATCCATGTCTTAATCAACGGCCCATTGTGCAAGGTGGAACAGCTCCAATGTTGGATTGCTCCACCAAACATAATGCTTTAACAGAACCACACTTTAAAAGTTTGTTTCGATATTTAGAAAATGGAACTTTAAATATGTATGGTTCATTTGCAGGTTTTAGACCAAGACCACGCAGCAGTGTATGTGCCACTCCTTTACAAAAGGAATTTTTGGAACATTATAAGACTGAAGTCAATTATGGTAAACCTTGCATGAGCGGTTGGGCACCTTGGCGGAAAAATATTGTCGAGATGGTTAAACCCAATGTCAATTATGATAAAACAATTCTTAGTGAGTGTGTGACAGCATTTACTGAGGATATTTTGGCTGGATTGCCCAATGAATGGGAAAAAGAATTAGTTGTTTTATCTAATAAGGCAGCCGTTAATGGTCTGCCTGGTGTGATGTATATTGATAAAATTGCATCTAATACATCTATGGGATTCCCATGGTGTTGCACCAAAAAAGCATTTCTCCACGATGATAGATGTGAAACATATCCTAATGGTATTGATTTTACACCAGAAGTGTGGGAACGTGTAGAGAAAATTGAAAATCTCTACAATGAAGGATTTAGAGCTTTTCCAGTTTTTACTGGACATCTCAAAGATGAAGCTACGCCCTTAAAGAAATGTGAAATTAAGAAAACACGAATGTTCACAGGAGCTCCAATTGATTGGAGTTTAGTAGTGCGCAAACGTTTATTATCTTTTGTGCGATTATTACAAAAAAATAAATTTGTTTTCGAAGCTGGCCCTGGAACAGTTGCTCAATCTGCTGAGTGGGGTCTTATTCGTGATTATTTAACTACTTTTGGTTCTGACCGAATTGTAGCTGGTGATTACGGAAAATTTGATAAACGAATGCTTGCCGATTTTATTTTAGCAGCATTCGATATTATCATGCGTGTACATAAAGCTGCTGGCTTTTCTGATGAAGAATGCCGAATAATTATGTGCATTGGTGAAGATACAGCTTTTCCATTAACAAATGTTAACGGAGATTTAGTAGAGTTTTTTGGAACTAATCCCTCGGGACATCCTTTAACAGTTGTTATCAATTCTTTGGTCAATTCCTTGTACATGCGATATTGCTATCGTAAATTAAATCCTCTTAATGAGGTAAAGACTTTCAAACAAAATGTTCATCTTTTTACTTATGGTGATGATAACATTATGGGAGTTAGTGAATTATCTCCATGGTTTAATCATACTGCAATCCAAGCACAACTAGCTGAAATTGGAGTAGAATATACTATGGCAGATAAAGAATCTGAAAGTGTACCTTTTGTGCACTTAGATGATGTTTCATTTCTTAAAAGGAAATGGAAATGGAATCCTGATGTAAATAATTGGGTTTGTCCATTGGAAGAAGAATCCATTATTAAATCTTTAACTATGTGGGTTCCTTCTAAAACCATTGACTGCTATCATCAGATGACTGCAGTTATCTCAAGTGCTAATTCAGAATATTTCTTTCATGGTAGAGAAAAGTTTGAAGAAAAGCGCAAATTTTTCGTAGAGCTTCTTAATAAAGAACCCTACATTTTTTACGTGAATGAATCAACGTTACCAACTTATGATCAGCTGGTTGAAAGATTCAATAAAGCCTCAGAGGCTTTGCAGAAGTAAAATTCTGCAACTATGTGTGTATTAAGCCATTCACACATTTTTATAAACGGTTTTCTAATAATAACAATAATGATTTTAAGAAAAGTGTTGAAGCGCTGGCCAGAACAAGCGCTCATGATTTTAAGCTAGTGGAAGCTTATTATCAGTGTATGAAATTCCTCAAAGTACAATCAGAAGATGTCTATGATGACGTCTCTGCCGAAGTTAGCACATCTCAAACACATGAAGTATTGACATTTATCGATAGTTCAACTGGTTTGATTGATGATGTTGGGTATACTAAAAATCCTATCGCTTCACAATCTAGTACCTTAAATACTTCATTGGAACATTTTCTTTCTCGTCCTACTCTTATAGATTCAAGGACTTGGACTACCTCTGATTTAGAAGGAACACTTGGTTCAACTATTGA